TAGGGTAGAAGGTGCTTCAACCGTAAATGTTAATATAAGTCAATTATCTACAAACACTGCATTAGAAACTGTAGTGTCTGCTAATATCAAACGCATCGCTTGGTCAACCGGCGGTAGCATAGCTATTGGTAGACATGGCGCAAGTAATACCTTAATAACTTTAGCCACATTATTTAACAGTGGGCAAATAAATTTTGATGAATTGGGTACTAGTTTAGCCAATACTAATACAGGTAATGTTACAGTTACTATTAATACTAGCGGTACTGTTATATTAGAGGTGTCTAAAAATACAACTTATTCAACAGATTTGGACAGAACATAAAATGAAACTGATTACAGAAACTATAGAAAACGTCAAATACTTATTTGAAAAAACCGAGAGTGGAAAGAAAAATCTTTTCATTGAGGGAGTATTTCTTGTTGGAGAACAAGCCAATAAAAATCGTAGGGTATATAAAATGAATACTCTACGAGAAGAAGTTAATCGTTACACAAATGAATACATAACAACCAATCGTGCATTAGGTGAGTTAGGTCATCCAGATACTCCATCAATTAATCTTGAGAGAGTATCACATAAAATAATTTCATTAAAAGAAAACGGAAATGTATTCATAGGAAAAGCGCAAATTTTAGAAACTCCATATGGCAACATTGTAAAAAACTTCATTGATTCTGGCGTCAGTCTTGGTGTTTCTTCTAGAGGTATGGGTTCTTTAATTCCAGGAGAAGATGGAATTAACATTGTAGGTGAAGATTTTCGTTTAGCAACTGCGGCGGACATTGTTGCGGACCCATCTGCACCAGGTGCTTTTATAAATGGTATCATGGAAAACAAAGAATGGTTATTCGTTGAAGGTCGTTTTGTAGAAATTGATATTGATAGAACGAAACGAGAGATTCAGAAAGCCCCAAGAAAAGAAGTTGAAAAAGTAGCCGCACGGCTCTTTGAAAATTTTCTATCAAAACTTTAATTTTTATAAATAAATATACACAAAAGGAGATTCCTAATGGCTACAAATAAACTTTTAGAGGCGGCTGCTGAAATTCTTGCATCAGGCAAGGGTAAAAACGCTATGCCTCCAGAAAAGCTACCTGCAGAAATACATGATGCCGGCGGTCCAACACCAGAAAATGCTAAACCGGATGATGATTCTCACAAAATTACGCCGTCAACAAAAAGCGCAACCGCTCCTACAACTCATTCAACTAAAAAAGAAGAAGTTGAAGAAGAAGAATACGAATTAGATTTATCTGAAGATATTAATTCTTTATTCTCAGATGATGATACAATTTCTGAAGAATTTAAACAAAAAGTTACTACAATTTTTGAAGCTCGTGTCTATGACCGTGTTAAACAAATTGAAGAACAAATTGAAGAACAATATGCGTCCATGCTAGAAGAAGCCGTGGAAACAGTTAAAGAAGACTTAACCGAAAAAGTAAATGATTACATTTCTTATGTGGTTGAGCAATGGATGTCCGATAATGAAATCGCAATAGAAAAAGGAATTCGTTCCGAATTAACTGAAGATTTTATTTCTGGACTCCGTAATTTATTTGCAGAACACTATATTGATGTTCCTACAGATAAAGTAGATTTAGTTGATGAGTTGTCTAGTAAAGTTGATGAACTTGAAGATAAACTCAACGAAGAAGTAGAACGCTCAGTAGAATATCGTAAAGCTCTTACTGAAGCCTATAAAAATGAAGTTACCCGAGATGTGTGTGAAGGTTTAACAGATACACAAGTTGAAAAAATTAAAACACTCGCAGAGAGTGTGGATTTTTCTACAGAGGAAGAATACCAAGAAAAACTTGTAACTATCCGTGAAAATTATTTCCCATCTGGCGTAAAAAAGGCAGACGAAGCCCTACTTCACGAACAAGTAATTGACAATGAACAAGAAGAAATTAAACAGTCTAATGACCCATTTATTAATTCCATTGTTCAGTCAATTTCAAAAACAAACAGATTTTAATTAAACCAAGGAGACTCTAAATGTATCTTTCCGAAGACCTACAAAAAAAATGGGCACCTGTTCTAGAACACAGTGACCTTCCAAAAATTAATGACCCATATCGCCGTGCAGTTACTGCATTGGTGTTGGAAAATCAACAAACAGCTATGTTGAAAGAAGCTGGAATCAATGAAACTGCGGCTAATGCTTCAGGTACAGGTGGTTTCGGTAGTAGTGCTTTAGCAACTGGTGCTGTTGCTGGTTTTGACCCAATCCTTATCAGCTTGGTTCGCCGTTCATTGCCTAACCTAATTGCATATGATATCTGCGGTGTTCAGCCAATGACTGGACCTACAGGCATGATTTTTGCAATGCGTTCAATCTACGGTGCCAACACACAGCCATCTGGTTCAAATGAAGCCTTCTACAACGAAGCTAATACAAACTTCTCGGCTGCTGGTGCTTCTCTTAATCAACAAACATTGGCATTAAAAGCAACTACATCCGATCGTCTATATGGCGTATTTGATGCTAACACATCTACAGGACTTGCAACTGCTTCTGGTGAAGGTGACGCATTCCAAGAAATGGGTTTCTCAATTGAGAAAGTTACCGTTACTGCTAAAACTCGTCAGTTAAAAGCAGAATACACAATGGAACTTGCACAAGACTTGAAAGCAGTTCACGGATTAGATGCAGAAACTGAATTAAGTAATATTCTTTCTACAGAAATTCTTGCTGAAATTAATCGTGAAATTTTACGCACAATTTACACTGTTGCTAAAGTTGGTTGCAAAGTTGGCACAACAACAGTTGGTACTTTTGACCTTGATACAGATTCCAATGGTCGTTGGATGGTTGAAAAAGTTAAAGGTCTTGCTTTCCAAATTGAACGTGAAGCAAATGCCATCGCTAAATTGACACGGCGCGGTAAAGGTAATGTGCTAATCTGTTCTTCTGATGTGGCTTCTGCTCTTGCAATGGCAGGCATTTTAGATTACAATTCTGGCATGGCAGCAGCAGTTAACTTAACTGTAGATGATACAGGTAATACATTTGCTGGTACATTGTTTGGTAGAATTAAAGTGTATGTTGATCCTTATTTTGCAGTTGCTAGTTCTTCAGAATTCGCTGTACTAGGGTACAAAGGTACAAACGCATATGATGCAGGTTTGTTCTATTGCCCATACGTTCCATTACAAATGGTTCGTGCAGTTGATACTACTACTTTTGCACCAAAAATTGGTTTCAAAACACGTTATGGAATTGTTGCTAATCCATTCGCAGAAGGCACTTCACAAGCTCAAGGCGCATTGAATCCAGCTGCAAGCATGTACTACAGAGCATTTAAAATATCAAACATAATGTGATTGTAACCTCACATTAAGATGGGGATTTATAGAGGGAACTTCGGTTCCCTCTTTTTGATTGTGTTTTACATAAAGTTGTTAAATTATAAATAAGAATATGATTAAACACAAACATCATATCATACCAAGACATGCGGGTGGTACCGACCATTCATCAAATCTAATTGAATTAACTATAGAGCAACACTCCGAGGCACACAGAATCTTGTTTGAAGAATATGGTAGAAAAGAAGATAAGTGGGCATGGTTAGGTTTGTCTGGTCAAATAGGTAAAGATGAAATATTAAGGCAAATTGCTATGGCACAAAAAGGTGTAAAGAAACCGAAAGGATTTGGGGAAAAGATTAGTGCATTTAGGAAAACATTTAAGTATTCTGAAGAATCTAAAAAGAAAATGAGTGATGCTAAGAAAGGTAAATTATTAACATCGGAGCAAAAAGAAAAATTGAGACTATCAAATATAGGTAAAAAACAAACTGATTATCAAAAACAAAGAGTCGCAGAAACAAGACAAAAAAAATATATGTTGACTAATCCAAATAGTGAATCTTTTGAAGTATTAAATTTATCAAAGTTTTGTAGGGAAAATGGATTTGACCAAGCAAATATGTGTATGTCAAGAATCAAAGGATGGACTTGTAAAAAGATTGTATAAATATTCATATGGCAAATACAGCAATAATAACACCGTCAAATCAGAATTTTTTACACCCAAATAAGTTTCAATTAACTTTTTCTCGGGTACCAAATATTCAATATTTTTGTCAAGCAGTAACAGTGCCTGGTATTTCTATGGGCGAAATACCAGTGGCTACACCATTCGTTGAAAAATATTCTCCTGGTGAAAAAGCAATCTATGATATGCTTAATGTAACCTTTGCTATTGATGAAGAGATGCAATCTTGGATTGAAATTCATAACTGGATTCGTGCTATGACATTCCCGGAAAGTTATGAACAATATCAAGAATTACCAAGACTCGCAAGAAATATTGGTAATCCAAAAACACCACAATTTTCTGATGCAACACTTACGGTATATTCGTCTGCATATACTCCTCTGTATAGGTTTAAATTTGTTGATGTATTCCCAACATCATTAGCATCATTTATACTAGCAACACAAGACTCACCGGATAGTATTTTAACATCCGATGCAACATTCAGATTTACCTACTATCATATTGACAAATTATTCTAAATGATGTATACTCCATGTAGGAGGATTTAATATGACTAAAATTGATGATTTATTAAGTGAATGGGCTACAGACTCTAAAATAGACAGAACGGAGCCTGGAAAAGCACTAATTGATATTCCAAAACTTCACAGTAAGTATTTGAATATTCTATCAAGAAATAAGTTGTTATGTAAAGAATCTGAGTTCAAATATTCCAAAATGAAAAAGATTAAATGGGAATATTACACAGGTAAAATGGGTGATGATGATTTAAAAAAATATGGTTGGAATGCATTTCCATTTACCATCAAATCAGAAATATCTATTTTTATGGAATCAGATGATGACCTTAATAAACTTATAGCAAGTAAAATGATTTATGAAGAAGTTGTTAGTTGTTGCGAATTGATAATGAAGGAGTTGCATAGTAGAACTTTTCAATTAAAAACATTTGTAGATTGGGAAAAATTTATTCAAGGTATCTAATGGACAATATAATTATTAGTAAGGTGAACGAAGCTTATATAAAAATAGATTGCGAAAAAAGTATTGCACAAGAACTTTCGGACCATTTTACTTTTTATGTTCCGGGGTATCAATTTGTACCCTCATATAAAAATAGGTTGTGGGACGGAAAAATTAGGTTGATGGATTTACGAACTAATTTTTTGTATTATGGATTAATTCCATATATAAAAGCATTTTGTGAAACCAGAAATTATAATATATTTTTTGAACCTGATGTTAACCTCACTAATAATTTCTCTATTAAAGAATCCCTAGAATTTGTAGAAACATTAAATTTGCCATTAGTGCCAAGAGATTATCAATTAGAGGCATTTGTCCATGCGATACGGAATAAGCGAACACTTTTACTATCGCCAACAGCATCTGGAAAATCTTTAATAATATATTTGATTCTGCGTAAAATTCAAAGCGAGACTAGCAAAAAAGGACTATTGATTGTTCCAACTACATCATTGGTGCAACAGATGTATTCTGATTTTCAATCTTATGGTTACGATTCGGAACAATACTGCCATCAGCAATATGCAGGTAAAGATAAAACTACAGATAAATTTTTAACTATCAGTACATGGCAATCAGTATACACTAGAGATAAAGAATATTTTGAGCAATTTGATTTTGTTTTTGGAGATGAGGCGCATCAATTCAAAGCAAAATCATTAGGGACTATTATGACGGGGTTAACTAATACTGAATTTCGTATTGGTTGTACCGGTACCCTGGATGGCACTCAAACTCATAAATTAGTATTAGAAGGTTTATTTGGTCCTGTA